ATTTGACACCTTTAAGGCCAATACCGGAGCTGTTTTGACTCAATTCCATGAGGTTATTGAGGTTATAGGCAGCGAAGAGTCTGGCGAACCTGCGGCTAAACCAAAGGAAACGGTCTTTACTAAGAAGGAAGACGCCAAAAAGGTAGCAAGAGAAGCGGCAACTGCCTCATTCAACAAGTTTGCAACTGCTTTAAAGGACAAAAAATAATCACTAACTAAACTAAAAATTGCTATATGGCATTTGATGTATCAGCCTTAGCGGACTATACCGAACAAAACGAGGCAATGCTTGTCACTTCAAGCGTAATGAATGCTAAGACTCAGTTATTGATTGCGTCCAAGGGCACGATCATGACAGGGATCAAAAGCGCGGAAACTATCAACGTGATTGATACTGACGCACAGTTCCAGAGCGCCGCTAACTGCGGATGGAACCCATTAGGTACAACTACTATTACACAGAGGGTTGTAACTGTTGGCAAAGTAAAGATCAACGAGGCATTTTGCCCGAAAGTTCTTGAGGCAAAATACACTCAGAAAGCGCTGGCAATCGGCAGCAAATATGAGAGTATCCCTTTTGAGCAGGAATACACAACCAAGAAAACGGAACGTATTGCAGCTCAGAACGAGGTTGCATTGTGGCAGGGTGACACCGGCTCCGGCAATGGCAACCTGAACAAGTTTGATGGGTTAATCAAATTAATCAACGCGGCATCTGCTACCGTTGTACATGCTAATACTGCTGGATTTATTTCTGGTGGCCCCATCTTCGTTTCCGGTGCGCCAATAACTGGTGATCAGGCGTTAAATATTGTTGATGGTGTGTTTATGGCAGTGCCTGCGCAGATCATCGATAAGGATGATTTTGTTATCCTTTGCGGCTGGGACTTCTGGAAGAAGTATATCATCGGCTTGAAAAACAAGAACTGGTACAACTACAGCGCAGATAATGACGCGACTGGTGAAGTTGATATTCCTGGCACTCCTTACAAACTAATCGCGGTTCATGGCCTCGATGGTACTAACCGGGTTTACGGCCTCCGTCTTTCAAACCTATACTTAGGCACTGACATGGAGAATGAGGAGGACAAATGGGAGATGTTCTATGCCAAAGAAGCAGACGAAGTACGTTTCCGTGCTGAGTGGAAGCTGGGGATTAACTTCGCTTTCCCTGATGAAATCGTAGAGTTTCACCCTCTTTAATATTATAGAGCCGGGCGAGTTGTCCGGCTCATTAACTTACCCATAAATATAAAATCACATGGCATGTAATCTCACGCAGAACATGACTATAGATTGCCGGGATTCAATAGGGGGAGCAAAAGAAATTCTTTTTATTGAGTTTGATAATGTCACATCAATGACAGAGGCAAGCGGAGTAGTTACTGCAATGGTCCTGGCATCAGGCAAGCAGTTCAGAAGGTATGTTGTCCCAAAGGAAACCTCTTTCTTCACTGAAGCTTTAACTGCCAACGTCCAGAATGGAACAAACTTTTATCAGCAGGAGCTGACCATTGTATTAAATAAGATGCAGGCTAACACCCGTAACGAAATTCAATTGCTGGCACAGAACAGACTGATTGCCATTGTCCTTGACCTAAACGGCAAATACTGGCTGCTTGGCAAAGAACAAGCAATAGACGCAACCGGAGGCGACGGAGGTACAGGTACTGCTCACGGAGACCGTAACGGGTATCAGAGAGTGTTTACTGGCATGGAGCGCTTCATGGCTCCTGAAGTACAGGCAAGTATCATTGCGGGTTTGCTGACACCAGCAGCATAAATATAATATCTGATGATGAAAGCCCGTGGTTAACAGCCACGGGCTTTTCTATTTTGAAAAAAATATTAGGGATTATATATATAGTAGTGATGGTACTTTTAAAAAGAGGTGTTCCCGGATTAATGTTTGCTACTGCATCTGAAAAGGTGACAGAGTTCCCGGCTGTATATAATATAAAGTTTACCGGAGGGATAGAAAAGGTCCCGGTAATAATTACAGCTGCAGAAGACTTAAGTCCATTCCCTGAAAGGTATAATGAATTTTATATTGATACCGTTTCCCTATTCCAGAACCTGGACAACGGGTATTATGTGTATGAGATAACAGACGCCTCCGGGCATCTTTTGGAAGTGGGTAAAATGAAACTTGAGGGAGATCCACAATTAACAATACAATATCAAGACACTCCTGTAGAATACAAAACATATGGAAAGTAAAAAAAGAGGGATAGATATTTCTAAAGTGAAGGCAGTCCCCGCAGGTTCTGGCTTAGTAGTGTTAAAGTTTGAGGACTCTGCCCAGCCTATTTTTACAGAGCAGAAAGGGAAGCCTTATATTTTATATGGGGATAAGAATTGTTACCCTAATTATTTGCTCTACCTGTATAATAACAGCGCTAAGCATAGTGCAATTATAAATGGTAAGGTAGACTATGTGGTAGGCAAAGGATGGGGATATGATGAGGAGGGACTTGCAGATGATCAGAAAGCCAAGATTGACAGCTTCATCCTATCTGCCAATGCGAAAGGGGAAACACTAAAAGCGATCACTAAAAAGATTGAGCTGGATAAAGAGATTTTCAACGGGTATTATCTCAATATTGTTTGGAATAAAAAGAGAGAGATTGCAAGTATATATCATGTTGATTATACATCAGTAAGGAGCAATAAAGAAAATACGGAGTTTTATGTATCTGATGAGTGGGTTACTTACTCAAAGGATGGATCTTTTAAACCGGTGTCAAATCCGGATTACAAAACGTTCCCGGCATATAACGAAAAGGTAAGGGTAGGCTCTCAGATTCTTTATGTTAAGTCATACCACCCAGGCATAGACATATATACATTGCCATCTTATAGGGGTTCAATTACATGGATTGAAGTGGATATTGAAATAGCAGCTTACCACCTGAACAATGTTAAGGGAGGATTTTTTGCAAACAAGATAGTCAACTTTAACAACGGAACCCCAACAGAAGAGGGGCAGTTGAAGATTGAGAAAATGTTCAATGAAAAGTTTGCAGGCGTTCGGGGTAGAAAATTCCTGCTAGCCTTTAACAATGAGGCTTCGAAAGCGGCAACCGTAACTGACCTTAATATCGCGGAAAGTGATAAGATATTTGACCAGCTAAATAAAACAGGTCAACAGGAAATATTTACAGGGCACCGGGTTATAAGCCCTATGCTGTTTGGCATAAAGACTGAGGGGCAACTTGGAGGGCGAACTGAATTAAGGGACGCTTACGAAGCATTCCAGAATACATATGTAAATGGGCAGCAGCAGGGGATTGAGGATGTGATCAACATGCTTGCTAAGAATCGGGGGATTACTGTACCGATGTTGATACAACGCACTGAGCCTATTGCCTTTGAATTCAGCGAGACGACCCAGGCGCAGAACATGACCAAGGACGAGATCAGGGAAAAGATGGGCATGCCTCCTATTGCTAAGGAAGAGAATACAGCCGCTCAAGATCTTATCAATGCGATAAATAGCTTATCTCCTCTTGTAGCAAACAAGGTTCTTGAGAGCATGTCATCAGATGAGATTAGGGCATTGGTTGGTTTACCTGCTGGTGTTGTCCCAGCGCCTGCTCCGGGGCCCTCTCAGCAATCAATGCAATTCACCATGGCTGAAGACGAGAAAGACGCGGACGTTTTTGCAGAATTCGGGACGCCACGGGAAGGCGCATTTATTGTGAAGTCAAAGCCTGTTAGGTTTTCATCTGACGTGCAGGAAGCCATATATTTCGCAACTATAAATACCAGCCTTACAACACTGCAAAGCAACGTATTGAGCATGTTGAAAAAGGACCCTCTTGCGACAATTGAGGCCATGGCCTCAGCGCTTGATATGGACATTGAGGTAGTGGCTCATGCGGTGTTGGACCTTAAGAACATGGGAGCTATTGAGATTACATCTGCTATCAAAGACGGAGCAATAGTAGTACAAAGAAGGCCAACAGGGAAGGCTGATAAAATTATACAGGAAAATCCTATCACAAAAAGCGTAGAGGTAAAGTATAGTTATGAAGGTCCTGAAGATAGCCGGAACAGAGCTTTCTGCGCCAAGATTTTACAGTTGGACAGGCTATATACCAGGAAGGAAATTGAAACAATTTCTCAGCGTTTAGGCTATTCCGTTTGGGAACGAAGGGGAGGGTGGTACACAATACCAGGGACAAATGAGCACCGGCCTTATTGCCGTCACTCTTGGAGATCAAACATTGTAGTAAACAATACAAAGAAATGAGCAAGAACATTTTATTTATATCTGAGATGACATTGAAAAATGTCAGCATGTTATCGGCAAACGTAGATCCTAAGCTACTGCTCCCTACTGTGAAGCTGGTACAGGATAAGTACATATTGCCAATGCTTGGCACAGCCTTATACAATAAGCTGCAATCTCTTGTAGAAGCTGATGCTGTGGCCGGAGATTATAAAACTTTACTGGATGATTACATTTCTGATGCACAGGTATGGTACACCCTTTCTGAGATGCCCTTCCCATTAAGGTATAGAATGATCAATAAGGGTGTGGTGACACGCGAGGGCGAGGCAATACAAACAGTAAGTACAACAGATGTTGAGAAGCTGATGGACTATTGCAGGAATAATGCCCAGTATTACGCTGAGAGGGCTATAAAATATCTTCATACAAGCCGGGCCTTATATCCTGAGTACGTGCTACCAGGGTCAACCCAAGATACTATCCATCCTGACAATAGCCAATACGCCGGAGGAATATTCTTAGGGGGTGTTAAGTCTGGCAACTGTGATTACTATTCCAAATACGGGGGCGGGACATCCCCACAATAAAACAAAATGGCGCACAAGAAGAACGAGAAAAAACTTTTAGAATTCCTACAGAAGCAAAAAAAGACTGATGACATTAAACCAGGTAATAACAACATTAAAGACGTTCCAAAAGTCACACGCGCAGCTAAATGATTTTGGCGATGGCAAGGTGGAAGAGATTGGAGCTTCTAAGGATCAGTTGTTCCCTATTATGTGGATAGTGTCAAAGTCTGGGCGGTATGCTAATAAGGATTTCTCATACAGTTTCCAGATCATTTTTGCAGATTTATTGATTGAGGACAAGAGTAATGAGTTAGAGGTACAGAGTGACATGCAAAGCGCTGCTCTTGACCTGTGTGCACACTTAAGAGACAACCCCGATTTTGACATTCAGATGGATGACAATGCGAGTGTTGACTATTTTACGGAACGTCTTGGCGACTTTACAGCAGGCGTTTTGTTATCATTCACATTACGCGATCCTTTCCCGTTGGATCGTTGTGTAATACCAGTTAGATTATGAGTAGTACCCCGCTAAGGATTTCGCCGTATTATTGGAAGTATAACGGGCTGTTAATGCAGGAAGAGTTTAGGCCTCCTCTATTATCGGGCACCACTGCCCCGACAACTGGTAAAGGGTCTATCAGAGCCAACCCTACAACAGGCGCACCCGAGTACTGGGACGGCACACTTTGGGTTGCCGCATCTACTGGTGTTGAAAGCTCTATATCAAACATATTTGTTCCGTCACCAACGGGTACGTTTATACGTGAAGGGAATAGAATAAGGGGGGTGTTTAATCCGAATGACGGGAAGACGTATTCATTTAAGAAAATAACGGTTGGCCCTGATGGGCTGGCAATGTCAGATGCGTTTGTTGATGGGTTCTATTACGTTAAGTATACTCCAACATCAGAGTATTTTGAATGTGATATTGCAGACCGGTTAAGTATAAAGTTTTTCGGAGGAGTAGGGAATGCCTACTATGTGAATACTTCTACCTATGTCATGTATTCAAATTCGGGGCTTACGGTACCGGCCGCAGATGATACAGCTGCCATACAAAGGGCTATAAATGTCGCAGTATGGACCGGGAAGGATATTATTTTTGATCAGAAGCATTACCAAATAACAGACACTATTAACATTCCTGGCCCCCCGTCTTCATCATCCCCTATAAGGGCTTTAAACATGACTGGGCAGGGAACAGGAGGATATACTTATTTGCGGTTTAATAATGCGACTGCTGACAAAAATATGTTCTCGCTTAGTAGCGGTATGAGCTACAATGTATTTGGCAATATAGCCTTCCGTGATGAGAGGCCATATACATCAAAATTCCTCACCCTTACATCAACTACAGTTTCTCCGGCTCTTGCTCCTTTATGGAAATTGAGGTTTGATAATTTCAGGATTGAAACCTTTGGGGTTGGCCTTCATTTCATGGGGTCATCTACAAACTACCTTCAAGACTCATTGCTGGATGGCTGTACATTTACTCATGGGAAGTTCAGGGAATGTGCTACCAGTGTAATATATGAAAATACGCAAGCGGTAAACCACTCTTATTTAAATGTAGACTTTGAGAACGGATCCGCTACAGACCTCGCGAATAAATTTAAGATATTCCATTTGCGCAGAGGAACCTGTATAAACCATTTCGGAGGATCTGTAATAGGTGCCGGTCCTTATGTTTATATTGAATCAGTAACATCTGGGCATTTCCAAAACACCAGTCAATTCAATTCATACGGGGTAAGAGTAGAGCAAAGAGGTACAGCTACGGCTCCACTTCCAATTGTTTACCATGCAGAGAATTCCTCTATTACCGGAGCAAATACTATGAAGGTAAATTTAGATGGGTTCTCTGTTATCTCTACTTATGGAGGGGCAGAAGATCCCATACTTGCAAAGCTTGGCGGTCAAATAATGTTGACAGGTAATAACATAAGAACAAATAAATTGTATTATGTATATGCTGCCATCACTCTAAACCTTGCAGCAAGTCAACAATTAGGTAATATAGAGATCCTTAACTCTACATTGATCAAGTATAAAAGGTATGTTCCGGCAGGAACTGAATACGGGAGTGCAGGAGTATCTGGAACAAATCAAACGGAGATACCGGCTATTATTGAAAATAAGGTCGAAGGGGCAAACAACTCCGCAGTTGGTGGATATGTGCAGCCAAACAATAACAGGGTACAATTAATGCCCTCCGGTATCAATACAGGGATGGTTAAGTACTTGTCCGTGAAAAGTGATTTCGTTTCCGGTTTGGGATCCGGGAGTAACCCGGCTATCTTTAGATATCAGCTGCCTCAGTTTGCCCGGCCTATCAAGCTTGCTATATTTAAAGAGGGCTCGTTCGCCGCAACCGGATATATAATCACGTTGAACCTGGAAATAGCAACCGTGGATTACCCGGTAGCCGTAATTGATACAACTGGGTTTGCAGGTTATGCAGAAATCGAGATGGTACTGCCAGCAGGGTTTAATAAACTATATGTTGATGGGACTGTTTGGGACGGCAAGCTAAACATTGTTAAAACAGGGAGCGCTACCGCATTCCCAGGAGAATTTATTATTTATTACTTATAAAAAACGCATGAAAAGACTATCATTTATTTTATTGGCCATGGTATTGGCTTTCTGCCTGGCCCCAGGCAGTACGTTTGCGCAGTGGTCGCCTTATCAAAACATTCAGCCGGTAGGCGTAAACATTTTGAAAGGCTTACGGATACCCGTAACGACTTCCAGGATATCCCCTTGGGCAGATCGGGACAGCATAGCACAGGTTATCTTCAATTCCAGTACGCTCAAATTTGAGGGGCGGTTTACTACCAGTTCTTTCAAGCCGTTTGCGACAGAAGACAGTGTACAATTGAGGTGGGATAGTACCAAAATCAAGAACTATGTAACCTCACGCGCTCCTACCCTGGACACTGTGTTAAGAAATGGCGGTTCATCATCCCGAGACATTACACTTGGGGAGATCGCAGGGGGCGCTCAATACAAGATGGTTGGGTTTAGCGACTATGGAGCAATGAGATTTACCAGCACAGGAGACATTGACCAGTCAAGTAACCTGGTTTTTACGGTTGGGGACAATAGCGATGCCGCGGAAGGCTTTATATGGAGGAAGGATACCGCCAATAACGGGGGAACTTCGCCTTTATATGATACGCTGGCTACTATGAGAAGCAACGCGTTTAGGGTTTATAAGCCCATTTCAGCGATGAATACGTATGTGCAGGCAAGTAACGGGACAATTAATAGTATATTGTTTTACAATGGTACCACTTCTGGCACTGTTGGAACATTTACTAACCATCCATTTGACATTTATAGCGCAGGGAATGCTCGTATTCGTATACTAACAGATGGCAAGGTCGGCATAGGAACGCTAGCCCCCGCAGAGCAACTTTCTGTTTCAGGAAACATTATAGCTTCAGCCCCTACATATAGTTCTGGGGGCCTTACATATCTTGTCAGGAATACCGCATCAGGAAGATTTGAAAGTGTGACAGCTCCAACGGCCCCTACACTGGACGCCGTTTTAATTGCAGGCAATACCTCCACACAGAACATAGGATCTGTGCAAAGTATAACCACTACTGGTACCAGTAATTTCAATTCAAATATCGTTGTAGGGGGTACAGCTACTATTGCTCTTTCTGCTCGCGTCGGGTCTGCCAGTGTTCCCGCACATACTTTCCAAGTAGATGGCTCTGTAGGGTTTGGCACCCGTACTATCACGGCAAATACCACTCTTACCACAAGCGATTGTAATGTGTTTTGTAATAACACCTCCGCTATAACGGTTAACCTCCCCAGTGCAGCAGGTATTGCTGGAAGGGTTATCACCATATATAAAATAAATGCGGCCACCGCCAACGTTAATGTTTTTTCTGTATCCGGTCTAATAAATGGCGGTACTACTTCAACGATTACAAGTAATTACAGTTCGTTGGAATTCAAGTCAGACGGTAGTAACTGGTATGTAAGATAATTTCCCCTTAAAATAAACCAAACATGAAGATTCTAAGAATGGTTGCCGGGTCAGTTTTTGCAATTGCCCTTTCTCTTGTTACAATCCACCCATTTAGCTCTCCGGCTGCAACTACTTCAGCTGTTACCAGGGTATTTAATAAGTGGGTAATGGTATCTGATCAGCGTACAGCGAGGGTTTCGTATAGCTCTACTATCCTGACAAGCGCGACGCTGCTTGCTGGGCAGACTGGGAGGGTGATATTAGAAATATCGCCAGACAGTACAAATAATATTCTTGTGCTTGATGCTGGCGAGCAGGGCCTTAAGTTGGGACTGGTAAATCCTGGCACAAGTGGTACGGTAAAAATCGTAGGAGTGATCCCGGTAACATATTACATGCGGTTAAGATCCCAAAACGTTGAGGGCGCACCTACATACAGCAGCTTCAATGGGACCACTACAACAAATAATTCCGGATTCGGCACTGAAACTTTATATGATTAAATTACATATCACATGGAAGCAGAAAAAACAGTAATCAGCATTAAGCACCCTACGCCGGCATGGGCCAATTGGGTTTTTCGTTCCGCTCTATTGATTGGGACTACATTAAATACTACTATAGTTCAAGCCCCTCGTATCCCACAAGATATAAAATTAGATATAATATACTGGTCTGGTATATTTGTGGCTATTATCTGGGGTTTTAGTCGTATTATTGGGGTTAAAATCGAAGACATAAAAACAAACACAAATGACCAACATTGAACCATTGCCGGTTGAGCCGGAAGTACTGCCAGAGCCTGATACCGCTACTACAACTGCTGACGGCCCAGGTGGATCTGACCCATATAACCCACATGGGACAAAAAAACCATAATGGGGCGTAAAGGGTACATATTAGTCTTTATGATTCTTTCATGGCCGGTGGATAATATTCACCGGCTTTTGAATAATTCTGCTGTGAAAATGGGACATTGGTATCCATTTAACATAGAATATGAGGAGTCGCTGCAATGGTACATGCACGATGTTGGGCATTGCTTATCTTATCTTCTTATCTTTATATCTATTTGGTTATACATACAGCTCCCTAAAAGGAATGATGCAGATATCAACACCTTGTTTACTGCGATGGTTATAAATCAGGTGTTAGATTTGGTACATTACATTGGCTGGCATAGGCATAGCGTGACAATGTTGACAATTGAGGGGCTAGTACTTACATATGCATCACTCAAAATAATAGCAAATAACAAACAGCATGGACAGGCCCGTAAAACTATCTGAGATGATAGGAATATTTTTCACGTTTATTTGTACCCTCCTGGTGGCAGGATACAATTATGGGACCGATAAGGCCACCATGAAGCAGGACATTAAGGCAAACGATGTCAGAATAACAGAAGTAGAAAAGAGACAACAGGAGGATAAGCAGGAAATAACTAAGAAGTTAGACGGCATGGGTAGCACGCTTATTGATATACGTTTACTGTTACAAGAAAAACAGGACCGTAAAAAACAATAACATGAAAAAGATACTCGATCAACCAGTTACAACACAAGTGTTTGCAACTTTGATGCTCTCAACTGTCTTGCTTGCTATAGTAGGCATGATCATACAGGCAATCTTTTAACAAAATATATACCGCATGTATAATTACCACAGAGTACAAAAACGCTTGGAAAGACTACAGCAAATAGGCCTTATAGGGGTCATAGCATGTAGTACTATCCTCTCATGTGTAACATCAAAGGACAGGGCCGCTAATGAAGCCCGTAAGGCAGACAAAGCAAGACAAAAAGAAATGGCCCAGTTGCAGAAAGTCCGGGTAGAACTTCCTTGTGATCCGGTAAAGATCATTGAGGGGAAAACGGTTTACCTGCCAGGGGACAGCATCCCATACCCAGTTTACATTAACGGGGATACGGTGATTAAATGGACTAAGTGTCCCCCATCAAAATCAAGAGTAGACACGTTCATAAAGATAGACCAGGCAGCATTAAA